CCAGAGATAAATAGTGCTCTCGCAGTGGATACAGGGACTGTCATTGTAATAAGATCTTTTCCTTGATCGGCCATGATTAATCCTCCTCTTAGCCCTGTTTGAAGTATTGCGGGAATTCAATAGCAGCAAGAGCGACAGCTTCATCGACATCTTCTATCTTGTCCCGTTCTTGGATAAATGATACTGCGCTGTCTTGGTCAGTAACTCCTTCGTGATTACTTTCTTCCGAATGAGCACCTTCAGTTTCTATGCCTAATTTCTCAGACAAGACCTTAACTTTGTTGTGCATCAAATCAACGACACCAACAATGATCTGGAATTGGTCATCAGTTAACATTTCTCCAAGGGCGACTAGGCCCTCATTATCTTGCAGAGAGAAAGATGTCAAAGCACTGATAACAGTTGCATGTTTGGCAGCAGCAGATTCAGCCAATTCTTTATCAATCAGCTTCTGCTTAGCCTCTTCTTTTTCTGCATCTGATTTATCCAGACGTGCCTGCATTTCGTCAAGTTGACTCTGAACAGCAGGGTCAAGTTTGGCGACAGGAACTGGAGCAGTCATTGCAGCGGCCTCATCAATACTGACAGGCCCATGAGATTCGACAAATAACGCAAGCGCATCTGCACGACTCATTTTCTTCATTTGCTCTGCATTCATGATTTCTGTACCTCCTTCTAGCTCAGAGAGAGCCAGACGAATAGCGGTTTCGATGTTACCAACTTCGTCAATCAGACCAACAATCTTAGCCTGACGACCGATAAAAATCTTGCCTTCAGCCATTGATTCTACTACAGTTTTTGCATCGACAGCTCTGTGGGCAGCAACGCTGTCAACGAACAGCGAATAGTAATAATCGACGCGTGACTGGATATACTCTTTGGCTTCTGTTGCAAGAGGCTCGGTAGAATTACCGTAGGCTTTGTACTTACCTGCATAAATGTGTGTAGCTATGACGCCATTTTGCTTCAATTTTTCGGATTGATCATAGTGAGTTACGATAACTCCGATTGACCCAACTTGGGAAGTATCGAAAGCAACAATTTTATTCGCTGCTGACCCAATCCAATATGCTGCTGAAGCCATAAGCCCATCAGCATAAGCAACGATTGGTTTCTGAGCGGTAGCTTCCCGCACAAAATCAGCAAGCTCTTTTGTCCCATCGACAGTACCTCCTGGGGAGTCCACGTTCAATACAATAGCATCAATGTTAGGGTTTTCAAGCGCGGCCTGAATCTCACTTTGAATATCAATAGTGGTTTTACCACCAGAGATAGCTTCCAGACCATAGAGACGTTTCGCAATCGTACCATGAATGTTAACAATAGCAACATTAGGGTACTTAGTGTGGCTGATAATCTTACTATGAGAAGATGCACCAATTGCAATAGACTTCCCTTCAATGTGATCAGCTACCACATTGACAATTGTTTCTAGCGCAGTGGGCATAATCGCCCATGGATGTGTGCAGAGAAATTTAACAATAGCTCTATCACGATCACCACTAGGCAGACTCATTACTTCCACAATACTTTCGTTGTTATCATTCATCTTCTTCATCCTTTTTAGGAGTAGGTTTTGTTGGTTCTTCTTTCTCCTTACCACCTTCTTTTTCGTCTTTGTTTTCGTTCGCTTTTGCTACATCCGCAATTCTCGATGTTGATGGGTCACGCGGAGGCAACGAAACTTCATCCCTCAGATATTCTTCGAGTTTGTCATCTGGTGTTAAGACGTTGAATTTAAGCAGTCTGCCAAGGAAGCTGGCCAGATCACTAATAGATGGTTTATCAACACCTACTACAATTAATTTAGGTGGTTCAATATCATTAAGAAGTCCAAGTGCTGGAGCACCAACAAATTGAGTATTGACTGCATGAGCAATCATCTCAGCAAAACCTTCAACTGCTTTATAGAATAAATGACTCTGTTCTTTAGATAGAGCAAAGCTACCAGATGAATTAATAACACCTAGTATAAGAAATTGAGACAACATGCTTAATGCTATTTTACCATCATAACGAGCAATGACTTCATTCATGTTGAATTGGCGATCACCAGGAGAACCTTGAAGTTCAAATGTCCAACCGGTTGGCAACACAAGTCCTTCCTGTGCATTGCGCTTAATATTCTGAACTGTTTGCCATGCCCAATTACCTAGCTTAGTAAAATTACCTTTTTCATCAATTAAATGATCATCTTCACTAGGAGTTAGAACTGGCATACCAGTTAAGTCACGCTCAATGCCAATCGCTTCTATCTTTTCAATATTTGTTCTATAGTACCAATCCCGGTAAGCATTACGAAAAAGTGACTTGCCTTTTGGATTATTTCTTGTCTTCATCGTAGCAAAGTGCAAACACTTATTCATGCTAATTGTTACTACTCCCTCACCTTCTTGCCCATACTGTTCAAAAGACTCAATAACACCTTTTTTGTCATGATTCCACTTTTGAATAGTATCCTGTGGACGAATATACATTCCATCCCAAACGAAGTCACCATCCTCATCTTCTTTAATAGTTGTTTCAAATACACAGTGACCATAGACAAGAAAACTTAAGATTTCTTCCATACGATCATACCAGTTTACATTAGCTAATGATTTCTTAAGAATCTCTTTATCATCATTAATAGTTTTCCACTCAATACTCTGAAATGTTTTAGTTATAGCGAGTAAGACAGCTCCACAAATCGAATCCGTGTCTGCCATTCTTTTAAACTCTCGAATATAACCATCACCAGCTAAGACAGCAGTTATCTCATCATCCATATCAGACTTGAAGAAACCTTTTACTGTCTTATTAGGCATTACTCTTTTTTCAGCTATTTCTTTATTTTTCTTATTAAAGAATGCCATGAATCTTCACCTTAAATCTTTCTAAAGCTGGATTGCTTGACCAGTTTATTGTTAATAGCTTCAAAAGCCTGATAATTAGAAATATCATTAAATTCACCTGAACCAAAATTAAAATGACGAAAAGTAGATAAAACTAGACTGTCACTATAGTCAGGTGAGAAACCCAATCTCGATTTCAACTTAGGTTTAGGTTCTAATTGCAATGGTTCTTTGTCTTCGTCAATCATTATTTCTGGTAATTCATGAATATAACGATCATTATCACCTATTGCAAGTTCTTCAAAATTATCCCTAAAACCTATGTATAATTCACTCCTTATATTTCTATATGCTTGTGGGTCATTAGCCCGTGCATTCATTACAACTTTAAAACAACGGAAATAAGTCTTTCTTTTTAAATCATCATAGACACCAATACCAAGACCATTATACTCAATATAAAGTTCGCTAACTTTTCCATTACGACATGCTGTAACTACTTGAGGTATAAGATCATTCGTATCAGTATGTCTAATTCTTATTGGGTCAAATATATACCATCCTTTGCGAATGGTCAAGATAGAATAATCATTATTCCCAGCTGCAGGGTCAAGACCAGCCACAATAGGTGCATCTATCAAGTCAGGATTGGCACCAACTCTCCTAAGCATAGCATCACGTACTTGATCTATTGTCACAATGTGAGCACCACCACCTGATGGAAATTCACCAATTATCTTAGTACGGAAAAAGTCAGAATCTTCTCCATGCAATTCCCTCATACGTTCTACCCAATTAGGCTCAACGAATGGTGATCGCTCTGAACTAAGTGTTGCACGAAACCAATGCTCACGATGCTTATTGTGAGTATCATAGAAGAAACCAGTTGGCCGTGTTGGGTTACCGACAAGTAAACAACGTACATTCTTCTGAATCATTGAACCTTCAATACCTTTAAAAACTACGTCAGGCACACCAGCAGCTTCATCAACTTCGAATAGTAAATGTGGTGCATGGAATCCTGCCAATACATCACCAAGCTTATCTTTGGTATCTTTAGGAATAGTACGAGCAGCTATGTACCAGTCTCTATGTCCTTCAATAAAGATCTTACCTTTGATAATTTTGATGGCTTCGCGCATAGGATCATATTTAATGCGCCTAGACCAAGTTTCCATTTCAGCAAAGAGTAAGTCTTCTAATTGATGTCCTGTTGGGGCAGTACAAGGAATCTTACTTTCTGGGTGAGTAGTCAAAAACCACAATCCAGTAGTAGCAGCAAGTGCAGTTTTGCCAGTTGTGGTTCCAGACTTAGCACTAACAAAATGATGCTTAGCAAGTGCTTCTGCAACTATACGTTGATCATCAGTAATAGTCGCTCCCATTATATCTTTCATCCAAAGTTCATAGTTACTTTGGTAACGGTCCATATATGTAGTTGCACTAGATAAATCCATGTTTATTTCCTTTAAAGAGTGCTTAGGCACTACCAACAGATAATACCTAAGCACTGTTGTGTATTTACTACACTACTTTTTACCAGCATAAAACATGATAAGTGTTTCTTGATGTGCAAGATGAATATCAATCAAGATTTTGTCACAAGGTGTAATTACTTCTGGAATACTCAATGCTGTAATATTTGGACCTAAGATAAAGATTGCTGCACCGGCATTACGATTAGCAGTAGCAAGTTTACTTTGAATAAATGCAACAACATCAGCATAAGTTAATCCATCCATTGTGTTGACAAGTGTTCTGATGTCAGCCAAAACCTTCTGAGCATCAGCATAAGTGTAATTTGCCAAACTTTCAAGCGCTACAAACTGAACACCTAGCAATGCTTTGTCCAGAGCTCTTGGGTCTTTAACTTTATCCTGGATAAAAGATGGTTGATTTACGCAACCCTCCGGTGAAACATACGGAGTAGATGCACAACCACCTAGCACAAATGTCAACAGGACAACAAAAATTAGTTTCTTCATTACTTTTCCTTTCTTAAAAGTTACTTCCTATACCTAGGAGTGCGCCTATTCGCACACCAAAGTAACCAACTTTTTTTGTAACCCACCATGAAGTAGTACCAACATCACGTTCAAACTGTTCATCTGCCCATGCACGTTCAATAGAAGTTTTAGCTTCCTTACATCTCCAGTCATGCCTACATGAAGCTATAGGATGTCTATGCCTAGGGAAGAATCCCTGAAATATTAATGGTACACTTGAACCATCCCATATAAAACCTGCTGGAATATTCTCGTAACTTCCATCCATTTTTCTACATGGTAAGTCTTGTACCAGTGCTCGACAATTTGGCTCTCCTGGTACAGTTCTCATAAATATGATTGTTCCAGAATGAGCCATAGCTACTCCTTCAGGCGTCTTGTTTCTCTATACTTTGATAGGATAGCCATGATACCAGCAAAAGTTGAGAAGCCCATAGCAAGCATGTTATCAAAGTTATCCGTCACTGCTAGTACATCTGCTTCTTGAATACCCCAACCAGCAAACACAGCACCAACAAGTGATAATACCGCTGCACCAACACGTCCTCTGGAAAGTGACTTACTAACTGAATCAGCCATAATTTACTCCTTTCATGATTCTATACATTATTGTATAGAAAAGGTTGAGCCACCACTTGATCTAAACTGAATTGTTGAACCACCTGGAACATTAGCAGAACCGCCACCAGATGGTGGAACCCATTCGTCAGCACCAATGTCTATTGACCCTGATCTAGTCACAGCATCATAATCGTCAACTAATCCTGTAATTGTTGTTCCTTGGTCAACTACAGAAGCTACTGCACTTGTCAAATGTAGATCACCTGTAGATGTACTGACAAACCACGAAGCTTGGGAGCTTTCTACATTATTTGTTGCGTCAATAGTAGGCCCATTTATTTCAAGTATTTGAATATTAGTCAAGTTATTTTGAACTATCCCAACAGTGGCTGCATCTCTGATTTCGATGGCGTTCGGATAACCGCCTGTAATCCAGACAGTATTATTATAAACCTCAATGTCGGTTGAATTTCTGACATCAATGCCAACATCAGACGATAGGCCAGAACCATCGCTGGTAATCATGTTGTTTCTTATAATGACAGTACCAACACTATTCCAGACACCTATACCTCGATCA